GTGAATCGGTCTTGTTGTTCCTGAGAAATCTTTCCTGTGAAATCGGTGTATTCAATCTCTTTGACCTCTTCGATTTTTTCTTTCAGCTTCTCAACTGATGAGGCGGCATTTGCTGCTTCAAGGTTTACTTTGCCCAGTTGCTCTTCGGTTTTTAACAGTGTTCCAGAGTCAATCTGTTGTGTGTATTGATTGAACTCTGCATTGACAGCAGCATAAGCTTCTTCTGCTTGTCGTAGTAAGTCAGCCTGTCTTCGGTAGCTGTCTGCTAAAAATTCTGCCGAATCTCTCTCAAATTTTAATTCTGATTCTCTTGCACTTGTTGAGGTTGCAATTGGCGCAACGTCTCCGTCCATCCCAATTGAGTCTGCGGCACTGTTGTAATAGCCAATAACCTTGTTGATTTGATTGATGAAAAAGTTATCAACCGATTCAAAGAAGCTCAGAAGGTTGGCAACCATGCCGATGAAAAAATCTCGAATCTGATAAGCTAATCGTTCCAACCGAATTGCCAAATTCTGCGTTTGATAATCAACGGCAACCGTCAGCAAAGAAAGCGAATATTGAATGTAGTTGATGGTTTTGGCGATTGGATTTGACGTTCCTCCAGAAAAAACAGAAAAGGCATCTCGTAGAGGTTTGGTCAAGGCAAGTGCTAGCTGCTTGAGCTTGTCAAAGTAAACTCCCAGCATTACCACTACTTCTGAAAACTGACGAACAATGTTGTCTGCCTTGTCGAATTCTGTGGCTAGCTTGGTGAGTGCGTTTGCCGTCTTGTTGAAGATTCCGGTTGATTGCTCAAATTTCCCAATGAGCATCGTTAGGCTGTTGTTGATTCTTTGAGTGGCTGTTCCAATCGTGTCTTGTGCTGCGCCAAACTGTTCGTTAATGGCTTCAGCAGACCCAAGGATTGCGTCTTTGAATTCTTGATTTGAAAGGTTGCTTTCCTTTACGAATTTGATAAGGCTTCCAGCCGTGAGTCCAAGCTGCTTCTCTACTTCCTTGAGCAAGTTGGGCATTCCGTCAATCAACGAATTAAATTCTTCCGCCTGAACGATTGGCGAGTTCAAGGCTTGCGCTAACTGAAGCAATGCACCGGAAGCTTCAGTGCTGCTTTTTCCGGCTGCGGCTAAAGACTTGGTGACGATTTCGGTGATGCGGATGGTTTCAGCTTGGGATGATCCTAGCTGGTCAGCGGCAATGCGAAGCAGAGAGTAAAGTTCTGTAGTGTCCTTGATAGCTGTTCCAGTGGTCTGCGCCACTCGGTACAACTCTTTCTGAACCGCTGCGGCTTCAGCGGCTGAACTCGTTGCAATACGGATTTGATTGGCAAAATTCGTAAAAGTGTCAGCGGCTTGTGCGATCTGTTGAACGCTGATGGCAGCAACCAAAGCAGAAGCGGCATTCTTCGCAGACTTGAAAGCCGATTCCATTTTTCTGGTTGAGTTCGCCACTCGGTCCATTGCAGAAGACGATTTTTTCAGTTCGCCTTCAAGCTTGCCCAAACGATTGATAGCGTCACGAATTTCTAGTTCTATCTCAATCGTGGATGCAGCGTTTGCCATTATCGCTTTCTTCTAGGCTTTGGGGTAGGTCGAGCAGTGCTAGACTTTTTCTTCTGCAAGTCTCGTTTGCGCTCATTCTCTTTCTTTCTGTGGCTAGTGACTTCTCGGTCGATTGTCACTAAAGCCGAATAGACTTCTGGTGTGTTGGTCTGGTTTCTTCTGAGATAGCAATCAATCGCTTCTTCGCGCAGAAAACCAATATCAAAACCCAAGTCTCGTCCGGTTGTGTCCAAGTCTCTGAAAGCCTGAACCGCTGCTAGGTTGCGCTCGCTCAGCGTCAAATTATTTGGACATACCTGACAAGGCGGTTCCTCGTCTTCCTGCCAAACATTCTCAGCAGACTTACAGCACCAAACCGCTTGGTATCGGTCGCCTTCCTGAATGCCATGCTGTTGAGAGTCACCTAGATAAGCCGCTCGTTCTAAGACCAAATCTAGGTAACTTTTTAATTTCCCTCTTCGTCATCGACTTTCGCCTGGGCTAAACGCATCAACCTCAAACTGACATGCGTTGCCATTTTATTGAGTGCTGCGTCTTCTCCAACAAACAGGCTTTTGTTCTCAACGCTGCAATCTTCGTCAAATGACCAGGAGGTCACACAAGGCACAAAAAGCTTACGAGCGAACATAAGAGAATCAATCGTTTGCTTGCCTTTCTGTGTCTTGGTGGCTGCGTTCAGAGCCTCAGTCAAGAGCTTTTGGTGAGGCAGAACACAATTGAAGGTTGCTTCTAGGTCCAAGTCTGCGTCATTGAAATCAATCGTGACTTCGTTTGCTCGCTGGACATCAAAAATTGAAGGCATAAATGAATTACTTATAAATGAGTGAGAAAGCGGCTGCGTCTGTTGCAGAAGAGCCTTGGGTTAAGGCAAAGTCCACGGAAGCGGCTGCGGCTCCGTCTTGCTCTGTCCCACTAATCGAAACGCGAGCAGATGGGATGACGATTTGAACAATGCTGCCTGCGGTGTCGCCTACTTGAATCCCAATTGCTATTTGCTCTAGTCTTGCGAACTGCTCGAATCGGTACGCTTGTGCTGGCCTCATCACGAAATCAAAAGAACCCGTCACGGTAATATCGTTGCTGACATATGCAGCGGCTGGGTACTTGTCTCCGGTCATTTCTGCAAGTCCAGGGTCACCAAGATTCTTAGAAACGCTCATCGAGAAGCCAGTTGCCAAGAACTCGTTCGCTGAATCAATCAAGCTTCCGGCTGCGGTGTTCTGAGCGGCTAAGTAAACTTGAGCGGCTGAAGTGGCGATTGGCTCATAAGTCGAAAGCGTAGCGGCTGGCAAGTGAGGTACTAAGTAGTCAGTCGCGCTGACTGTGAAAGAGTCACCACTGGCAGCCTGAACCCCAACCGTTGCGGTTGTTGACGAAGGCGAACTGATGGTTGCAGCACCTCCGGTGTTCACCTGTGAATCGCTTGAATCGTAAATGTCAACCAATTGCCCAGCGAAAAAGTAATCGGCAGCGACTGCATTGCTGGCAGGATCTAAGGTCACGGTGGCAGGCGAGGAATCGGTAACAGAGACGTCTGTTCCTGTGGCGTTGACAGGTCCAGAGTAGCGGATTCGAGAGGCTCGGCAGTTTGCGGACATGGTGAAAACACCGTCTCTCGTAATGTCTACGCTGAAGCCTTCGACAACGGTTCCGTTCGCCACATACAATTTATATGTATCGACCAACTGCGCCACTTGGAAGGTGTCGCTAACTCGGCTGAAGCTGTATGTGACTGACGTTCCACCCGAAACCGTCTTAGTTCCAAAGGTCTTGGTCAAGAGTGTATCTTCTGCTGGTTCAGTTCCGGCTGAAGCTGAAGGTTTCACTAGAAACGGAATATCAAAGGTTGCTCGCTCGGCATAATTCACAAAACTTCTGTTCTGTAAAAGCCTTGTGCCAACTTCAGAAATATCTGAAGTGTTAAAAGTCTGACTTAGCGCCAAAGGTTCGGTTGTGGTGAATCCATCAGAAGCGGAAACTGCGACATAACTGCCAGCAGTTGATTCAGTGGTGATGTACGGTTGAGAACTTCTTAACCGTAAATAACGATCTGGAATTGCCATTTTGTCTCCTTATTATTCGACGTCGTTTTCAGTAGTACGGTAAAGAATCTCATACCGTAGCGTGGCTATGAAAAACTCACTTTCAGCAGACGCTTGCCGGATCTGCGTATCGGTGATTCGTGAATCTATTGCCAAATTATTCAGCGTTTGGTCGTTCGCCATTGCTTCCTCAACTTCAACCGTGATTGAGTCCAGTGTGCTTTCTGCGGTGTTACCTTTGGCAATGGCTTCAATCACCAAATCAAGGTTTCGCTGTTGCCTGTTTTGAATGCCAATCTCTAGTCGTTCAATGCTTTCAGAATTTGCGTAAATCAGCAGCCCAGGCAAATCACTGGTTGCGATTGGATAAGTTCTTGAGAGAAAGACATTCGAGCCAGTGGTTGATAATCCGGTCAGAACCGTTGCCACTCGGCTTTTGATCTGCGCTCGTTTGTGTGCCATCAGACACTCAACATGATTTGAGTCATGCCTGTGCCGTCCGGTTGAATCCCTCGAACCGTGTAGCTCACTGCTGAAATGGTCAGCGTGTCGCCATGCGCTAGGCTGGAAACGTCAGCGGTTCTGGCTAGTAGTGTTGGCTCTGAACTTTCGACTTCGCTTTCGTCCACATCAACCGCCAGAAAGTCATTGTCAAAAATCCCCACAAAAGTGCTTGCGTCTGTCTTGGTTACGGTTGTTCCGTAATCAGCAAGCATTGCGCTTCTATCGGCTGCGGTTTCCACGCTCATTTTTTAGGCTTTCGAGCAGTTCGTGTGGTTCGAGTGGTCACAGGTGGTGCTTCTGCCTCGTCCAAGCCTTTGGCTCGATTCTCATAAATAATCGCTTTGCCCATGTTAATCAGTTGATTTGCCTCGGTTGGGTCAACGCTAATGACTTGTCCAACTCGAACAGGTCCACCGTTTGCCACCGTGCCTCTGATAATTTGAATCTTCATTGGAAAATCCTTTGAAGTCGTTCGTTGTACACAATCACTCTTTCTGGATTCTGCATTAAATCTCTCGCCTCAATCCACTTACCTTGCTGGTCTTCCTGAACTCTTGTTGGCTTTTTGTCTAAGTCCCACTGATGCCAGTATCTGCGCGGCCCAGTGTAGAAATCGACACCGCAAACATGAATTTCTGAGTAGTCAAAAAAGTCTGCTGTCCAAAGTGCTTCTGGTCCGCTGAGTCTGATGAATGGGACAATTCCACCGTGAATATCTTTGTCTCTTAAATTCTTTGGGTCATGGTGAATAATTGCTGGTGAATCGTACTCTTTCAGGTGCGCTACCATTCGGACGTCATGCGCGTAACACCAAGCCAACTCGCCAAGAAAAAGTAAGCCGTGATTATTGACTCCGGCTAAGTCGTAATCTTTGGAACCTATCCGCGCCTTGGCTTGTGCCAAATCGGAAGGCGCAGAAGGTCCGCCACAAAGTAAGATACAAGGTCGAGCAGCACCCCAACCTTGTAACTCGTCTAGTTGATACACTCAGGCAACGGTCACATCCTGAGCGGCTGCGAAACTTTCAGCATGAGCAACCGCAATATCGCAATCTTGATAGAAGTAAAGATTGGTCGTTGCTGTTCCTGCACTGCCATACGGATCTACGAGAACGTCGAGCGCTGAGAAGAAGCCGACATACAAGTCAGCAAAGTTCCCGAAAATCAGCGAGTAAGGCGAGGAACTTGGTGCTTGCGTGGTCTGAACAACCGGATAGCCAAGCATGGAATCCGGTGTTGGCATGACCATCCGCGAGTCAGTGCTGGAAGCCACAAGCGTCTGCATCAGCTTTCCAACTACTGCCGGGTGTGTTACCCAGCGCAGGTTGCCAAGCAGAGCGTTGTCTTGTGAAACCTCGGTCATAATATCGACCACGTTTCCGTAGGTCAGATTCGCGTTGCCAGAGGTTCCGCCAGAGGAAACGTCACCGATTCCAGAAGTTCCAAGAATTCCGGTTGGCTCATTACTTCCGCCACCTTTGAGGGCAACGTTGTCAATTTTGGCTGCGAAAATTCGGACCATGTTGTTTCTGATGAGTTGCTCTACACTTGGGTCAGACTGAATCATCAACTCGCGTGTCACGGCAACCTTGTTTGCCAGAAGCTTTGGGGTCATAGTGACTTGAGCAAAGTCAGGCTCGTTGTTTCCAACTGAACCACCTTCTGCGATGAATGCCGCTGCGGTGCTGGTTGAAATCTTGGGAATCGCGACATTGCCTTGCAAACCGTTCAGGACCGTTGCGCCTACTTGCCCAAGAATTGAGGTTGAAATCAAAGCGTCGATAAAGCGATCACCTCGGTAGTCCTCTGGAACGATATTTGAGCCTGCCCCAAAAGTTGCGCCTGCTGCGGTTGATACCGTTCTGGTCTGCCAGCCAAAGTCAGGAACAAAAAAGCCTTTTGGTTGTCGGCTTTGCTTCTTTGCCAGTTCTTTAGAAACTTCGAGTTCAAATCCAGCCTTGCTCCAATCCTTGGCATCAGCGGCTTGAATGGCTCTTACCAAGCTGTAGTTGCGCTTTTCCTTTGGTGAGGCGTCAACGCTGAAGTCGATTGGCTTGGAAGTCTTCTTCTCTAAAAGCATGGCTTGAAATTCAGCTAGGCTTTTCTCTTCTTGAAGTGCGCGAAACGCTAGGTCATATTCGTCATGCCGCTTGCCAAGTTCGAGAATCTGGCTGGATTGGTTTCGGTACTCTTTCAGTTGGTCTTCTGGTTGCCGTGTGTTTACCGGCTCTTGAACTACTTCTGCGCTCATTGTTTTCTCCTGAATTGCAGAATTGTCATTACCGGAAATTTCCGGCTTGGATCTG